TTAGCACAGTATTTAATTTTGAACTTAAACAATTTTTTGGGAAAACATCAACGAAAGTTATAATGGCAGTTTATTTTATAGTTGCTATAGGAGTAACCTTTATACCATCAATAGCTAATAGCAACTTGTTTAAAGGGAAAAGTAATAATAATTTTGAGCGTAGCGCTTATGTAGTGAAGGATGTAAATATTCAATTAGAAAATTTAAAAGATGCTAAAAAGAAAGTAAACGATGCAGCTAAAGACATGGGCAAAGGTACAAAAGCAACCAATGCTCTCAAGGTAGCATTTAACGAAACAGGTGGAGCAGCCAGTGGTTTTGCTTCCCAGATGGGAAGTATTGCAAGTGCTGGTGGTCCTGTAGCAGCAGGTATTACAGCTGCAGTTATGGTAACCAAAAAATACATCGAAACACTAAAAGCAGCAAACGAAGCTTACAAGATACAAGAAAAGGCAGAGAAAGCACTACAGAAAGCTGCAGAGAATAACCCATATTTACAAAAAGAAAGCATACAACGATTAAAAGAATATGCAAGTAAGCTACAGGAAGTAAGCAACTATGGAGATGAAGGCACTATCGATATCATGGCTCAACTTGCCAGCACTGGTAGAACGGAAGCCGAGATTATGAAGATAGTCGGAGCAGCAGCAGATTATGCAGCAGCAAAGCACATCGACCTTAAAACTGCAGCAGAAACACTAAACTCTACCTATAGCGGAATGGCTGGGACTGTGGGACGACAAATCGCAGAAATCAAAGACTTAACTGATGAACAACTGAAAAATGGAGAAGCAATAGATTTAATAGCATCAAAATATAAAGACTTTGCAAAGGAAGCTATAGATAGTGAAACACAGGCTAAAAATGCTTTCGGAGATTTTATGGAGTCAATCGGAAAAATAGCTAATCCTATGTTTGAAGCATTGAATCAAAAAGCAAAAGACTTTTGGGGATTTATGGGAACTCAAGTAAGCAATTTTAATGACTTCCTAGAAACACAAAGTCGCAAATGGGGCGGAATTAAAAGGTCAGTTGATGAAGGTGTAAAGCTTGTCAGTGGAATATATACCAGTAACAAAACAGGAGAACAAAAGACAGGGGTAAGTTTTCAGAATACTGAATATTTAAAATGGCTTAAAGAAGAATTAGAATGGAAAAAAAAATTAACAGATGAAGAAAAAACAGCTTTGCTTATAATCACCGATGAGTTGAGAGCTCGTGAGAATGCAGCGAAACAGGCAGAAATAGAAGCCGAAGAAGCGAAAAAAAAAGCCGATGAAGAAAAGAAGGCACGTGAAGAAGCTGATAAAAAAGCAAAGGCTGAAGAGGATGCACGTAATGCGGCAAACAATGCAGCAGCCGATAGCAATAAAAAACTAGAGGAATCGCTATATGCTTTGGAACTAGAAGCTAAAGCAAAAGGAAAGTCAGTAACCGCACAAGACCGCTACAATGTATATCTTAATTCATACCTTGATTTACTAACCAAAACAAACGGACTGATTAAAGAAGGTTATCCAATCGAACAGAAACGCCTTGAACAATTAAAAGAAGCTGAGAAAGCACTCAAAGAAGCAACTGATGCAGAAGAAAAACGTAAGGCAGCTATTAAATTAACACAAGAGGCAACAGAAGCAATAAACAGTATTAAACGTGATACAAGACCTACAGAGCAACTACAAAAAGAGATAAACGCACTGGATAAATTAAAACAAAAACTCAAAGAAGCAACAGATGAAGAAATTAAGCTAGCCCAAAAAGGTCAAGAAAACATATTAAGTCGTGAACAGTTGATAAAAGGTTTAACCGAAGCAGAAAAAGCCCTCACAGAAGAAAAAATAAAGGCAATTGCAGGTATTGAAAAATCATGGTGGGATAAACATAAAGATAAGCAAGCTGAGTTATTGGAGATGAAAAAAGCAATAGCTGATAGCGAAGTATTAACCGAAGAAGAAAAATACAAGCGAATGAAACAGCTCGATGAAGCTTATCTACAAAGTAAAGCACAGCAGGCAAATGAGCTTTTGACCTTGATACAAGGATATGTCAACCAAAGTGTAGACATAATAAATCAAGCTACTAATCTTATGCTTGAAACATCTAAAAACCAAGCAACAGCTGAACAAGCACAGCTTGAAATAAAATATCGAAAAGGTGAACTTAGTGAAGAAGAATACAATAAGAAAATTACCGAGAGCAAAAGAAAGGCAGCAAGGGAACAATATAAAATACAAATGGTACAATGGATGGCTTCTATTTTACAAGCGACAGCTAATATCGCACAGGGTGTTACACAGGCTATCGCACAAGGTGGAATAACAGGGCTTATTACAGGTGGTATTGTTGCAGCTGCTGGAGCAGTACAAATTGGAAGCATTATAGCAAGTAAACCTATCCCACCTAGCTTTAGTACTGGTGGGATTGTAGGTGGCTCCTCTTATCATGGTGACAATATAGCGACAAATCTTAATAGTCGTGAGATGGTGATGAATATGAGCCAACAAAAAGGCTTATGGGATTTTATTAATGGAGGAAGTAATGGACAAGGCTCATCACCTCAAATAGTTATAAATAATAGTGCTTCCAACATTGCAACAGCCCAGCCTCGTCTAACACGTGATAAAATCGAAATAATCATAGACGCTCGTGTAAATGACAGCTTAAAGAATGGACGTTATAGCAGTTCCTTAAACATAGCACAACAAGGAATGACAGGCGAGTATTACGGAATATAGGAGTGTTAAAATGGCAGTAAACTGGAGTACACACGTAAATACTGATTTTTACGGACAAGACGGAAGCTATAAAGATAATACAGAAAAAGTAGAGTTTAAAAGTGGTAGAGAAATTGAGTACTTAAAAAACAGCTTACCTAAAAAAACGCACTCGGTAAACCTTTGGTTAAAAGATACAGGTACGGCTAAGATAGATGGTAAAACAGAATTTCAACATTTTCTTTCTTGGTACGAAAACGTAGCTAAAAGTGGCACTGTACCATGTAATCTAAAAGATATCATTACAGGTAACGAAATGAAACAGTACAGGGTCAAAATTACAGGTTGGACTGGACAGAAACACAAAGAAGTAAGCCTAGAATTAACGGAGATTTAAGACATGAATGTTTACAAGCAATTGGCAGAAGGTGGCGGTTATAACCTACCCTTTTTAGTTCATTTATCTGCCCCAGATGATACACTACACATTTTCTTGATTAACGATAATCAGGGTATGATTTATAAAGGACATATCTACAGTGCAAGCAATTTTACATTTAGCCCAAATACAACGGGAGATAGTTCATTCAGTGTTGAATTAGTAGAACACAATTCAATTATAGATATGCTTGAAGACAATTATTATTTCAAGGTTGAAGTAATAGGCATACTCAATGGAGAAGAAGTAGAACCTCTGGGATTATTCAAACATAAATACGGAGAGGCAACATGGGACGGAATGAAGTTAGATATGAAATTAAACAAAGATGACCGTGGAGATATGACCTTTCCTGCCTTAATTTTTAATTCATACAACAATAGGGGTAATAATTGAAGTACGACGATTTAATAAATATACCATTTAAGAAATTTGGAAGAGATAAAAACGGTTTTGATTGCTACGGTGTAGTAATGGAATGTTGCAAACGTGCAGGTACACCATTGAAAGATTTATACGGTGATATTGTAGACCTGCCAGCTGATAAAGTTAATGACTATATAAGTGGTGGCTTAAACGTCAGACAAATAAGCGAGCCAAAAAAGGGAGCATTGGTATATTCGATTTATCACGGAAACACGCACGTGGGCTATATTGTGGAGCGAGGTAAGGTACTACATGCAACAATAGACAAAGGTGTTAAAATCTCTCCACTTATAGCTATGCGTCCAATTGCATTTTTTGAGGTTATAAATGAAAGCAACACTCTATAAAGAACTATCAAATAAACAAACACCGATCGAATTACAGGCAGGATTAACCGTACAAGAAGCATTACCTAATTTTGATTTAGATAATGCAATTATCGTAATCAATGGGAAAATAGAAAGTCACAATTATATATTGCAAGATAAAGACAAAGTTACTATAAGGCTTACTCCCAGCGGAACTACAGCTCTTATTGTTACTGCAATCGTAGTCGCCGTCGTAGCCGTTGCTGCAGGTATTGCAGGCGGAATATACGCATACAAAGCTAGGAAGGATGCAGAAAAGGCAAAAGAGGAGCTTGAAAGAATGAAAAAGCTTTCAAACACACCAGAAATTGATAACCGCCCTTTCTTACGAGGAGCTAGAAACACTATAGCAACAGGAAACAATCAGCCATATATCATTGGTAGGCATTTTTTTACCCCATACCTATTATGTTCTCCATTTTATGAAATAACAGGGAAAGATGGAAACGACCAATACATCTACACAGTATTAGAATGTGGCTTTAATAAACAGGTAATTAAAAAAATCTCTATAGATGATGTAGCAATTAAAACATTCAAAGAAGCCTCCCCTCAAGAAGATGGTTACAGTATAGATGCAGGAATATTTACAGAGAATGGACATATAGAAATTGCACAAGATGGCAAACTATTAACTGATATACCAGCATTGAATTACAAAGTGAATTCAAAAACCTGCAATGATGAAATTCCACGTGATAATGATGTAAAAGAAGGTAAGAAATCATACTTAACATATACATTAAATCAGTATGCAATGAATGTTGATATCGCTATTAGTTTTCCCTATGGCTTATATGCCACGAATAACGATGGTGGCAAGATGGAAACACAAGTTACAATAACTCCTGAATATTCACTAGACGGAGGTTCATCTTGGGATAATTTTTATTTTAATATATGGACTAGAATCTTTAATAGTTTTACTATTGCCAAGTAATTATGTTGAGATTTTATATGTCCTGCAAAAAAAAAGAAGCCAAATAAGAATATGCAATAGTATTTTAACAGCAAATCTTATCGTTACTATGGCTTTGGTGTTAATTTACACTATATTTATGGAAAAGATAAACTATTTTTATGGATATTCAAACTATATAGTTTTTGTTTTTATTATTGTTTCTGCTTTTGTAAATTCTTTTATGAGGTTTTA